GAAAGATAAGAAACGAGATAAAGAATGGTGCGAGAAACATTCTAAAGCAATGAAAGAGTATTGGACAAATAAGCGAAATTTAAAGAAATAAATAAATTTAGAGGGGGTGCCCTCCCCCTATAAATAAATAATAATATAGAGGTAATTTATGGAAATACCGAAATGGCGAAACCCTGGACGCAAACGAGCGACAGATATACAATATACCGACCCAAATTATACCAGATACTATGATTTAGACTTAGATGACTTTACCAAACTAGTTATTAAACTGCGAAATAAACTACAGTTAACTGAGCAAGAGAATGACAGATATGGGGTATATATTCTAACAATGGCTTTAATAGTTCAAGAAGGTCCCAAATTCAAGAATAAATGTAAGCAAGAAAGAGAAGAAATGCTTGATTACCAAACTATTGAATTATTAACTGGGTTACCACAGTTTGACCCAAATAGAGGTTCTTCAATTTACTCATTTGCTTATAGGATTGGATATACTTCAGCCTGTCATTATTATACAGATAAGATAACTGATTATAAGAAGAAACAAGAAATAGATAAGCACTGTGAAGAAGAATGGGTTGAATATATGGAAGAATTTAGTACACACAAAGTTTCAAATTTAAATAAGGAAGGATAATATGATTTACGAAAGAAGAGCAAGATTATACTGTAGTGAAGATATATCTCATATTGAGAACTACGATAAAGCAATAGCAGATAAGACACAAGTTTGGCACTGCCATCATAGAGATGAAGTTAGAACTTTACCATCTGGTATGGTAGTTTATAGGTCTCAACAAGAACTTAAAGAGAATGGACGATATAATCATTGTCCAGCTAATGAACTTATATTCTTAACTAGAGAAGAACACAATCGTATTCATCGTGGAAATCCAGTATTAAACTCTAAGGAATTACACGAAAGACAAGGCAAAGCAAATAGAGGTAAGACTAGATGTGAATTTGGCAAATTGTTTAAAGAAACATACGGTATAAATAGAATTGATAACCTTAGCCTATATCAAAGAGAATGGGCTTATTATAAGAAACATAATAAATTGAAAGGAGTTAAATAATGGCTGAGAAGAAGATTTCACTGGATTTCGTGCCCATGGATTCTTATGCTTGTGGATTATATAGAGTCAAGAATATAGCAGATGTATTATATGGTACTTACAATGTAACTATATCTCCACCAGGGGCTTTCCACTATCACAATCAAGATTATTTCTTTACTCAAAGAGCTGTTGGAATGAAGAATATGGAAACTTTATTGAAGATTAAACACCAAACTAATGTTAAATTTATTATTGACTTTGATGATAATGTATGGGATGAATTACCCAAATATAACTTTACACAGATCAATCATGTTGATAATAAAGAATCAATGAGAAAGTATTTAAATGAACTTGCTGATGTAATTGTAGTTACAACTGAATCATTGAAAGAAAGTTTGAAAGAATTTGTACCAGCAACAAAGATAAATGTAATCCCAAATATGTTGCCAAGATTTAAATGGACTTTCCCAAGACTTGCTGCACCATCTGGTAATAAGATTCTATATGCTGGCAGTCCTACTCACTTCAGTAATGAAACTCACATGTATGGTGATTTCACTAGCGAATGGGATAAGTTCTTGAAAGATAAAGATATGACAATTATGGGAATTAAACCTTGGTTTATTAACACAGATAAAGTTTATCCTTGGACAGATATGACTTCATACGCAGTTAACTTCTATCATATTGCTTCTCAATGTAAGTATGTAATTGCTCCACTTGCTAATAATTTCTTTAACAAGTGTAAGAGTGATTTGAAATACTTGGAATGTTGTGCAGTTGGTAGAGTTTGTATTTGTAGTGACTTTGAGAATAGTCCATATCACTATGCTCACGAATTACAGAAAGTCCCAGTTAATGCGACAGCTAAACAAATTGAATATGCTTTCAAACAATGTACTGAGCATTATGATGAAATTGTACAATATCAGTATGATTACTTAAACCGCCGCTGGTTGGAGAATAACTTAGATAAATACCGAGCCATATTTGATAAACCTAAAGTTCAAATATAACTAAATAATCTATGATATAGAATTAAATTTCTATATTATAGTATGCGACATTAGTTTAACGGTAGAATGACGTGCTTCCGACCCGTTGGTGAGGGTTCGACTCCCTCATGTCGCTTAATTTAACAAAGGAGCAAATATGCCACAATACAAATATAGAGAAGAAGACCAACATTTAATTGAGAATTATGAACTTGCTAAAGCAGATAATTTCAATGGTTGGGTATTACATCACAGACTTGAATTTGATTTAGAAGGAAATGAAGTTCATACACCTGAAACATTAAAGAGACTTAATATGTATTGGAGAAGACCATACTTTGAGCTAATTTATATGACTAGACATGACCATCAAATTCTTCATAATAAAGCAAAGAAAGGCAAATATACTGAAGAACGAAAGAAACATTTGAGCGAAGCAACTAAACGAGTTATGAGTAATCCTGAAATGAAAGCACTGTATGATAAGAATAGACACAAATTTCCATTAGGTAATTACTTCGGCAAAGTTAGAGAATAAAGAAAGAGGGTCCCCAATTACGTGGGACCCTCATTTCATTTAAGTTAATTGTAAATTACATTACAACAACTTGGTTTGGTAACTGATCCTTGACACAGATGTATGCTACTCCGGCGAGGTTCAACTACACCAGCAATAGCAGCAACTGCCCAACGAGTCTTATTAGTACCAGCTTCAACATTGACTGCTCTTGCACAATGGACTGTGATTCCTTCAATACCACTAGAAGTCAAGTCGGCATTAGACCAATCCTGTTTCTTCAAGGTATCAAATTCCATAGTACCATCAAGACGAATAATACCAGTGTAATAAAGACCTTCTTTAATTGGGTTTACAAGTTTCTTGTTAGCAAGACCAGAAACAGCTACAGTAGAACCATCTTTCAAGATTGCTTCTTTAGTGCCCTGACCAGCGAAATCAACTGGACGAACCTTGATTGTACCAGCAGAACCATCTTCAATAGCGATGAAAGCCTTGAAACTAGAGGTCTTATTACCAACCAAGTTTGTAGCCATAACATCTTCAATAAAGAGTGGAGTACCAGCTGGGATTGTTTCGGAAACATTGTTCAATTCAATAGTATCTGCAGTTACACCCTGTGTATAGGTCTTAACTGTGGCAGAAGCAAGTTCGGAAGCCAATTCAGCAGAGATTTCAAGAGATGGCAAGAATTGCTGTTCACGATAGTCAGTTCCACCAACATTACCAATCATACCTTTCTTGTAGAGTGGTTCGGCATCAACTGGTGTGAAACCTTTACCACCGGCAGGAAGAATAGATTCAATCATTGGGTCAATGAAGCCATAGCGGTCTTCAGTAGAGATAGAACGCAAGAAACCATTAGCCTTGGTCAATGGCATCCAACCAGCACCAACGAATGCGGTATTAGCACGGCCCAAGTCTTCGGAAATTACGTCCTGAACAAGACCTTCAATAAGAGCCTTACCATTTGGCTGAGCAATTTCCTTGTCCCAGTTTACATCAGTAACAGCTTCTACGAAGTCTGTATCAATCATGACGTTACCAACTTCAATCTTCTTCTTAACAGAACGTTCTGTCAACTGTGAAGACTGACCAGTAATGTCTTTACCACGAACATACTTACCAGCGTCTTTAACTACGAAAGTATATTCTTCACCATTTCTCTTACCGACCAACTGGTCACCAAAGTAAGACTTAGAACCAACGGTCAAATAACCAGCGGCTTCAGCAGCACGGACGTTAATAAGGTCGGTCAATTCGTTTGTAACAAATGCGTTATTTGTAGGCATAATTTATATTCTCCATTAATGTTTATGATTATGTTCAGCTAACCAACGGTTCCAATAATTTCTATCTTTAACTGTTGGAGTAACTGTTGTTGTATTATTTGTGATTTGCTTTCCAATGACTGGAAGAGCAGGTTTAGCCGCTACAGGAGTAGCAGTTGTTTCAGGTTGAACTTGTGGAACTTGATTATATCGTTTCTCCAAGATTTCATCTGCTACTACAGCAATGTTTCTCTTTAGAGAATCTGGGTCAGAACTACGAAATACTCTAGCAAGTAAACCAGGATTCTTCTGTAAATCCATTAACTCCTTTAAGACTATTGGATAGTCATTTAGAGTTTCAAGATAACTGAAGACTACACCATTTGGGTCACGTTCTTTAACTGCTTCAGCAAAGTATTTCCCTTTCTCTGCAATCATTTGATTATATTCCTGCAATTCTTGAGGGT